GAGATTAAGGCTATGGGTACAAATAGCCTCATGCAAAAAGAAGTAAGAAGTCAGCGGTTGACGATGTTTCTTCAGACGGCTCAAAATCCAGCCATTGCACCATTCGTTAAGATGTCTAAGCTTATTAGCGAACTGGCGTACAGTTTGGATCTTGATCCTGACGAAATCCTCAACGATCCCGAAGAAGCGGCTATTGCCGCACAGATTATAGGAATGCAAAATAATGTTGGACAAGCAACTGGCGAACAGGCTGGCCCCGGTGGTGAACAACCCGGAGCTATGGGAACCCCTGAAGGAACACCTACAGAACCTACGGATGTTGGAGTTACAGGCACTGGCGATGGAAACATCGGAACGGGAGCTGTTCCGCAGGCAGGGGAAAGCGAGTTCTCTGGCTAACTTATTAACCTTACAAGAACAAGTAAATCAAAGACGAAAGGAACAAGACGATGCCTAAAAATGTTGAAGAAATGACAGATGTATAAAAATATATTCAGCTTTTTGAACAAATGCAACTGTCGCTACAACAGGCAAAAACACCAGAAGAAAAAAATGAACTTCTTCAAATGTTTGAATTACGCACACAAAATTTTTCTGATAAAGACCAAGCTAAAGCAAGACGAATGTTAGATGCTGGGCGTGATGAAATGTCTATGGGATCTCTAATGGTTCCTCCAGAGCGCGAAGGTTATGGTAAAGGCGGTGCGCTTATAAAAATTTGGAAGGCTTTAGGAAAAGAAGCCTCTCCTCAAGACAAAGAACTTGCACAAGAAGTATTGGATAACTCACCAAAAAGTAAAAGACATTCAGATAGAGAATATGTTACAAGAACAGCTTTTTCTTTCGGTGAAGATTTTAATACAGACCTTTTACTTAAAAAAGATATACCCGAAGGAACCCAAGAATTTAAAGATAAATTTGTTAGGGCTTGGCGAAGCCGTGCAAAAACTTTTTCCCACGATGGAGAAAAGTATGTTGTAGAAGAAGGCAAAGCTGAAATTAAAAATAAAAGAACTGCTAAAGGTAAAGGCGGTGCAATCCTAGACCTTGTAGCGGCCCTTACAGGCAAACAAACCAAAGCCGCTAAGAAAAAGATGGTAGATGAAGAAAAGGCTCTTCAAGACCTATCTAAAATGGTTGAAGACAACCCAAGAGTATTAGACGAACTTTCAGACGAAGATTATGAAATGGTAGTTTCTAAACTGCCTCAAAGCCAAGCCGCAAAGATGGGAATGGCAGATGAGCCTTTAGATGATATGGTTGAGATGGCTCGTGGTATGGCTCCAGCAGACGTAGCTAAAAAACTTGAAATGTTTAATAGCATTGAAGATATTTTTGAGTACGCTGAAGGGCTTGATGCTAAAGGCGCTCGACAGTTTATGGAAAATCTTTCTGACGAAGATTTAGAAATTTTTGGTGCAGATCTTCCAAATGTGGGTGCAACGCTAGGCCCAAGAGAAGTAAAGGCTGATGGTGGCCCTATGCCCGTAGATACCTACGACAACATCAGCCCAGAAGAAGAAAAGCAACAGGCTAAAGATATGCTTCCAGACGATGAGATGGAAGAAGAGTACGTAGATTACGTAGCTGAAGAAGTATTAGAACCCGAAGAGCAAGAATATTTATTTAAGGTTCTAGACGAAGATCCAAGACTAGAAGGAATCTTAGATAAGATTATTCTTAATGCAACAGAATTTGCTGGTGAAGGGGAAGTTGAAGGCCCCGGTACTGGCATATCAGATTCGATACCCGCAAGGTTATCGGATGGTGAGTTTGTAATCACCAGAAAAGCGACTGACCAAATAGGCGCAGACAATCTCCAGAAAATGATGGACGATGCTGAACGTGCTTATGATGGCGGTCTTATGGGCATGGCAACCGGTGGTGAAGCTGGCACAAACCCTTTCGTAAGTCCTGAAGAAATGTATAAACTTCCAAAGGATGAAGAAGCGGATATTGAGCGCCAAATGCTTTACTCAAGCCGTATGCCTAGCTTAATGAACCGATAAGGCTACCTAGATACTTTAGCCCCTTATCATTTTATAACCTTGAGGCCACCTTGTAGTATCAAGACCCTGTGTTAGAAGCGCAATAACACAGCCACCTTGAAGAGACAACAAGCCCCAAAAAGGAGAAGACTATGAGTGAAGAATCGCAAGCGAATCCGTACAACCAAAAAAAAGCATGGCATACCCCTGATGGGCCACCCATGCAAAGTGCAGATTCATTGTTCTTTGATGAGCCACAAGAGGCTACTTCCGACGAAAATGACGGAACCCCTCAACAAGAAAAGGCTCCTCGTACCAATTATAAAAAGAGGTATGACGATCTAAAAAAACATTACGATCAAAAGATCTCTGAATTTAAACAACGCGAGCAAGAGCTAGAGGCTATGGCGCAGTCTGCCCAGCCTAGCTACAGACCACCAAAGTCTGTAGAAGATCTTGAACGCTTTAAATCAGAGTATCCTGATCTGTATGATACTGTCGAAACAGTTGCTCATATGCGTAGTGAAGAGCAGATGACCGCCCTTCAACAAAAACTAGCGGCCTTAGAAAAACGTGAATTAGAAATGTCTAAGCGCGATGCCGAAGTTAAACTACGAGAGCGACACCCTGACTTTGAAGATATCAGGGGTGACGATAAGTTCCATGATTGGGCTAAGACTCAGCCTGAAGAAATTCAGCGTTGGATCTACAAAAACCCAGACAATGTTGGATTAGCAAGCCGTGCCATAGATCTTTATAAGATGGAAAACAATATTGCTATAAATACTTCCGCTCGTAAGTCAAAACCTTCAAAGCCAGACGCGGCTAGTATGGTTTCGACTAAAACAACAAAGGTCGAACCACAACAAGCCAAGATCTGGACACAACGGGAAATTGCCGCTCTGTCCTTGGATGACTATGACAAATACGAACAGGAAATTGATCTAGCCATCCGCGAAGGACGAGTAGCAAGATAAACTATTTGTCTTTTTTAGGAGTAACAAATCATGGCTTATAACGTAAGTGACCAATATTTTGAGCCTGCCACAGATACAGATGCAAACTTTGCCAACTCTGTAGCGGGTCAAAATAATTCATTCTTCCTGCCTGCTGTCTACAGCAAGAAGGTACTTAACTTCTTCCGTAAGGCATCAGTCTGTGAAGCCGTAACCAACACTGATTATGCTGGCGAGATTGCGGCATTTGGTGATAGCGTAAACATCATCAAAGAGCCGGTAATCACCGTCTACCAGTATGAGCGTGGTGCTGACGTAACGTCTACCAAGCTGACCGACCAAGAGCTTACTCTTGTTGTTGATCGTGCAAACGCATTTAAGTTCATTGTCGATGACATTGAAACCAAGATGTCGCACGTAAACTTCAAGGAAGTAGCATCTTCTTCAGCGGCTTATGCGTTGCGTGATGCGTTTGACGAAGGCGTGTTTGCAATTATGCAAGCTGGCTTGTCTGCATCTGCACCCGACCACACTCTGGGTGCTGACTCAGCTACTCCGCTGGCGGCTGGAACCTATGACGGCGCTGGTGCTATTGACGTAGGCATTTCTGGCGAGACTGATCCTTTGGACGTTCTTGCTCGCATGGCTCGTTTGCTAGATGACCAAAACGTACCTGAAGAGGGTCGTTGGGTTGTAGCTTCTCCTGACTTCTATGAGCAACTCTCTCAGAGCGGTTCTAAGCTTTTGTCAGTAGACTTCAACGCAGGCCAAGGCTCTATTCGTAATGGTCTGGTAAGTTCTGGCAAGTTGCGTGGATTCTCCATGTACAAGTCAAACAATATGCCTGCGGCATCTAACGCTACCGGCTTTATGCTGGCTGGTCATATGAGTGCTGTTGCAACCGCACAATCCATCACTAGCACAGAGGTCATTCGTGATCCTTCTAGCTTTGGTGATATTGTACGTGGTCTGCACGTTTGGGGAGCTAAGGTTCTCCGTGACGAAGCACTGATCGGTGCTTACTACGTCATCGACTAAGATGATTGTAAGGGAGGGTGAAATACCCCTCCCGTTTTTAAAGGACTAAAATATGCCATTGATTTCAACTCCCAACAAACCTATCGGTATGAAGCTAACTGAGAATAAACGTGGACGTTATCGCCACGTAGATCAAAAAAAGTTTGCTGACAACTACGATAAGATTTTTGGAAAGAAAGACAAAGGAGAAAAAAATGAAAGATAAAAAGCGTTCAGGCTACAACATGGGTAGCGGAATCCGTGGAGGCTATATGGGCGGCGGTAGTTCTTACCGTATGCAAAAAGCCGAAGGCGGTAAAGCTTACTCTAACATAAGAGACATGGAAAAGGCTTGTATGTCTCCTGACCATAATGAGTCAATGAAAGAAAAATGAAAGTTCCAGCACCAAAGGGTTACCACTGGATGAAAAGCGGTAACAACTACAAGCTAATGAAAGACCCTAAAGATGGCTTCAAGCCCCACAAAGGTGCTAGTAAGTCAGCCAACTTTGAAATACAAAAGGTTCATAAAAAATAATGGCGACTACATACCTACAGCTTACAAATGAATTACTAAGAGAAATGAATGAGGTTGCACTAACCTCTAGTAATTTTTCTTCTGCTATTGGAATACAAGCACACGTAAAAGATTGTGTAAATCGTGCATATCTTGATATTGTTCTTGAAGAACCTCAGTGGCCTTTCTTGTCTGTAGGAGATAGTGGTACAACAGATCCTATGTATGGAAATACTTATGTAGAGACTGTAGCAAATACACGTTGGTATGAGCTAAAGCCAGCAAGTTCTTCTATTTTAGATGACTATGGCTCAGTAGATTGGGATAATTTTTATTTAACTACTGTAGGTGTTACAGGCGAAAGTGCGCCATACACCGCTAAAAATCTTAGGTTTACGACTGTAGACGAATGGAAAGACTTTTACAGAGCTAGAGAAAATGCAGACGATGCAGAAGACGCTAATGGTGGTGAACCTAAGCGTGTTATTCGTAGCCCTGATGGACGTATGTTTGGTTTAAGTCCAATACCTGACAAAGTATATCGTGTATGGTTTTATGCGTATACACAACCTACACAGCTTTCGGCCTATAGTGATGCAATAGTATTTCCAGATATGTACAAAACAGTACTATTATCTCGTGCAAGATATTTTATACACCAGTTTAAAGAAAATATTCAGCCAGCCGCACTAGCCCTAGAAGAATATCGACGCGGCTTAAAGCTTATGAAATCTAATTTAATGACTCCAGAGCCTTTTTACATTAAAGATGATCGCGTGAGGTTTGTCTAATGTCTCAAGCCTATGGCTTTTCGTGTAAAGGTGGACTTAACACAAACCTAAACTCTATTGAAATTTTAGGTAACCCCGGCTTTGCAAAAGTTCTTGAAAACTTTGAGGTAGACCCAGACGGAGGCTACAGACGCATAAATGGATTTACAGCCTATGGTGATGCTTCAGCAACTCGTCCAAATGGTTCTAATGCTATTTTGGGTATTCAGCCTTATGCTGATGGGGTTGTTGTGTGTTCTGGCACAGATATGTTTTTCAGCAATGATGGCGTTACGTGGTTACAAATAAATCGTAGCGGAGTAGCTGGAGCAGGCGATAATTACACAACTTTTACGGGCCGTTCTGTTTTAACGCGCACCGACCAAGGCCAATGCCAATTCGCACTAATTGAGGGTGCGTCTTATAATTATGGTCAGCTTGTAATTGCAGACGGTGCAAATAAATTATATATTTTTCGGATGGAAGGTA